TCAATCAGCAAACAAATCCGAGCTGATTTTGTCCATAGCAGACCTGTGGCTTTCGGACGGAAACAGATGTCCGTAGCGGTCCATTGTGATCTGAAAAGTGGCATGACCGGCAAGCGTTTGGACAGCCTTTGGCGATAACCCGGCTTCGATCCATGTCGAGATCGCAAAGTGCCGGAGCGCGTGCCAGCCGATATTATCTATCTCGGCAATACCTATCACGCCCTTGCGACCTGTTTTCTTATCATCATTCCACTGGCGTTTCATGAAGTTCGTATGCCGGGTATAGCCGCCCTCAGAATCCGGAAAGACGAAATCGTCGTCACTCGCAAACTTCGAATCCTCGCGCCATTGCTTCAACGCCTTCACGATGGCCTTGCCGAGCGGTACTTCGCGTGTGCCAGCTTCCGACTTGGTAACGCTGAAATTGCCAAAGCCGTCCACTCGCGTATCGATCTTCACGGTTCCCGCAACCAAGTCTAGTTTTGACCACCGTAGCGCCCATTGTTCGGAAGCGCGCAAGCCGGTTGCAGCCGCGAACATAATGCCAAGGGTCAACCATGACGGCGGCTGATTACCTTTCGCGCGCCTGCCTGCTGGCATGTCGGCTAACGACCGCTCAACCTTACGGGCGGCTTTTTGAATGGCGGCAAGTTCAGCTTTTGACGGTGGCGTGACCTTCTCGCTTCCCTCGCCTCGCTTTGACGTCACGCTAGCCCTCTGAGCGGCATTCGTAGCAACCATATCCTGACTAACCGCATAACGCAGCGCGCGCGACAGAGCGCCAACCACGCGCCTTATTGTCGGAATGCCGATAGACTCGTTGTTTTCGCTCTTGGCCTCTTTCAACGTCTCGATAAGACCGGAAACTGAACGCGGAGTAAGTTCGGCTAGTTTGATATGACCGATATGTGGCTTGACGTGAGTGGCGAGCTGGCCCGACGTATTTCGTAGGTACATCGTCGTCACCTTCTCATCGTTCTCGTGGCGCTTTGTCAGGTGCTTCACATAGACGTCGATTGCATCGCTGACCGTCTTCTTTTTCGCCTCGACGCGGAAAGCCCCGGTGTTCACCTGCCCTTCAACTTCGATACGGCGAGCATCGGCTTCCTTCTTTTTCGCAAACTGCTCTTTGTGTCGCTTTCCGGTCTGGTCCGTGTAGGCAAGCACCCAAGCCTCCCGTTCCTCCCCCTTGCCTGTTTTCCATTTGCGCTTGGTGATTGTAGCCATGTCGAATCCTGACCTACTGATATTTGGAACATGACAGTTTGTATCATTGGCGCCCAGCCATAGCAACCGGACGCTTCCAAAATAAACATCGATAGGAATCAATGACTTGTGAAAAAGTTCATTAGGCCATGTGAACTATATCCCCGAAAACGCTCTGTAATACGTATCACTACAAGGTAAAACCAAGGAGGTTATAGAATGCAAGAAAATCTCGATCTACTCATGGGCGCGAAGGCCATCGGCCAATATCTCGGCATCGGCCGCCGTCAAGTCTACAATCTGATCTACGCTGGCGAATTGCCCACGTTTCACGTCGGCTCCACCGTTGCTGCACGCAAGGGCAAGCTTTCCGGATGGCTTGCCGACAAGGAAGGGGCTGCCGGTTGATGCTCGCTCTGGACATTCCCTTAGTTGCGATTGTATCGTAAAATTTCAATCAAAAGGAGAGATAGCATGGTGGACTTCGAAAAGCATCCCGTGGGCGAAGAGCTGTATAATAAAGAGTTAGATACATGGTTATACAGAAATACTTATGACGATACTAAAAGTATTTCTCATATATACTGCTATGAAAATCCAAAGCAGTTAAATACAATCGACTTCTGCCAGCGTGAGAATCCCGATGTAGACATGATAATTATTTATACGCGTGACGTACCGAGCACAGCATTCATCCGGGCGGATGGTCAATACAGCAATTTATTCCAAGGCGATGCTCATCATGTCCGAGATTGGGAGCCGGCTGCGCTGCACGACAAAGAGTCTACTTGGGTCCAGGGCTTCATTAAGAAGTTCGCTGAGGTGTCGGCATGAGTTCGGCCCCTCTTCGCGGCCGACAAGGCGAACCACACAGCAAGCCCATTAAGATCAATCTGGATGATCTAAGCATCAAGAATGCGCCTTCGACGCAGCCTGCCGAATACCGGGCACCGGCTCGCGGCAGCATGGCCAAGCTCAAGGCGATGTATCAAACCTTGCGCGAGCTTGGCTCAACACGCGGGCAGACTGAGAGCCAGTTCATCGCCAAAATGCGTGAAATTGAGCGCAAGTACCCGGCTGCTGAATAATGGCGAAGCTTTCAAATCCCATCCGCTGGTCAGATCACTTCGCAGATGACACCGTGATCCCAGAAGGAACGCGGCGCATGAACGCGGTCGATCTCTTGAAGGTATCGTTTCCCGTAAAGCGGGAGACGGTACCGGGCATTATTCCAACAGGGTGCCTGATCCTCGCTGGCGCGCCCAAGGTCGGCAAGAGCTGGTTCGTTTTGCAACTGGCTATAGCGGTTGCAACTGGCCGTGATTTCTTGGGAGTGCCGGCCGAAAAAGGCGGCGTTCTCTACTTGGCGCTGGAAGACGGCTTCTCTCGACTCCAAAAACGCATCCTAGCACAGGAAGGCAACGAGATTCCGGACCTTGAGCTTTTTGAGCTGCAAACGGAAATCGAGAAAGCCGACCGTGGCGGGATGAAGGAAATTGAGCAATACCTGATAGATAATCCCGATACGCGCATGGTTGTCATCGACGTGCTCAAGATGTTTCGTGCAGGCCGTAATTCCAAGACCAACCCGTACGACCAAGATTACGCTGACATCCGCCCCCTGACAGCACTCGCGAACAAATACAAGATCACAATCATCATCGTGCACCACACCAACAAGGGCAACGCACTTGCTGTCGACCCCTTCGACAAGGTGTCCGGCACGGGCGGCATTTCCGGGGCGGCCGATGGAACGCTGATCCTATCGCCTGACGAAACCGGCAATATCGGCCTGTACGGTCGTGGTCGTGACTTTCAAGAGTTTGACATGTTCCTACGGCTCAACCCGGACTTTTGCATATGGGAACCGACGAACGCGCCGGAAGCGGTCGAGAAGCATGGTGGCGATCTTCAGGCCGCGATTCTGAAGCAACTCAAGAGAGCCGAAGGTTCGATGGGTGCCAACGCTCTTTCGCAGCTCATAGACTACCCTGCTAAGAGCATATCCCATGCATTCGGAAAGCTTGCTGCAAAAGGCAAGATCAAGAAGGAAAGATACGGGAACTACGTTTTGCCTGAGTTCTACAGAGAATAGAACTGATGGAAGTTTCCTCTTTCTACCTACCTGTAGAACTGATGGAAGTGATGGAACTTCCAATAGCTTTATAAAAACCCCGAAAGGGCTTTGTAGAAGTGATGGTTATTATATTTACTTCCATCAGTTCTATCAGTTCTATGCTCCTATATAGGGAGTGAAACTTCCGCGAACTCGTAACCATTACGCCAACCATAGCCACTACTTTTATGACACCTCACTAATATGACCATGTGGCTCCACTAAGGAGCTAATCATTTGCAACAGACAAGCACCAATCGCCGGAAGCCGGCGCACCGACCCGAAAATCCATTGGCCCCCGCCGAGTTCGACAAGTTATTGGTCGCACATATCCCGCTGATACGTGCGGCAGCTTATAGACGCTTACCGAACGATGCCGACAAGCGCGAAGACCTAGTGCAAGAAGCCTTGCTTTATGTATTGGAGCGGCGAGCGCAATATGACCCTGAGCGAGGCAGCATCGCGACTTTTCTCCGCTGGCAATTAAAAGGTGTGTGGGGCGGTTGCAACAATCGGGCGGCCATTAATCGCTTGAAACATGAACTCCCGATATTGATGAACGAGGAAGGCGAGCTATTCATTGACGCTCCGGTATTCGATGATCCAGCCTACCGTGTCGACCTTGAACGCACACTGGAAACTATGTCTCGCATCAGGGATGGAGATCTCCTGCTTGAGCTTTACATCGATGGCCGCGAGGGGACGGATATCGCGAGAGAGCGGGGTGTCTCTCCGCAAGCGATAAACCAAGCCATGACTCGGGCAAGAGAGAGATTGGTCCGTTACCTCAATGGGGAGGAAATGAAGCCTGCTGACTTCGCGGCTGAGCCTCATCAGTTCGTCTTGAGGCCCGACCCTGTCCCGAGTGCGGCTGACGCCGCGCTTGCCGTACATCAAGGGGGGGAGCAGGAGGAGCGAAAGCCGGATAGAGTGTGGTTCACGTCCACCTCTGCCCTCTCGCGCTTTGTGGACATGATGCAAGCCGCCGGTGTGGTCATGCCAGCAGCTCCTGCCCGCTCGATCCTCTCCCTGCATCACTGATACGGCCAGCAGCGCCGCAGGCACTCGTGCAGTCTCATGCCAATCTCATGAACCAATCTGCATCAATAGCCATACAGCCCCACAGACGCGCGCAAGCACTCCGGAGGTAACCAGACACCTCCCAATGCATGGAGACGCGTCTGTGAGCCGATGTGACCGGAAGCGACGCTGTCGAGGGTGTCGAGGATGGCAGGGGGTGGGCTGCAATTAATGATCTCGGGCCATCGGGCACCGGCGGTGGGCGTTTTTGCGCGCAAAGCCGTAACCCAAATTCGAAGATTACATAAGTATCGGCTTATGAGTCAATAATATAGTAAGCAACACAAACAATAAGGAGACCTTATTAAATGGCAAGGCCTAGGAAGAACCCAACGCTGCGATTGCTGGAAGGTGCGCAGCGCAGCAAGGTCAAGAGCAACCAGCCGCCCGCTGGCGGCCCCGTGGGCGATCCTCCCCCGTGGCTAACGGGAAGTCGTCGGGACGCATGGTATCAGCTCTGTATCGAACTACCCGCCCTTACTATTGCGGACAGGACTCTGCTTGAAGTTGCCTCGACCATACGCGGTGACATGGTGACCGGAGATATGGGTGTCAACAAAATGGCTTTACTACGTCAGACGATGAAGGACCTCGGAGGGAGTCCTGTAGATCGAGAGCGACTCAATCACCCGCCGAAAGAGCCTGAAGATCCGGATGAGGCATATTTCTTTGACTAGCGCGTTGATAAAATCTTTCAGGCCGTAATATCCAAAATACTGAATGAGGTTTGGCTTTGACTCCTTCCTCATCCAGTGGACGGTGCGGGCTGCTGAAGGTTCTTTTTCACTTTCTTACTTCGGCAAGCCCCCGTCTTCACCTCTGGCCCGTTGCAGCGGCGGTGCCCAATAGCAAGATCGGCAAAAGCCGGCACGCAACAATATATCTCGCGCGAGATGTATAATCATTAACAATAGCTGCGCCTCCATTACTACATTTTATGAACAAAACAGCTCCTGAAACAGGAGTTTGCTTTGGCAAAACCAGTAACTATTCGTTTCGGCATGTTTGCCGTAATGCTCGGCACTACGTCGGGCGGAACTACCACCTACGCCGCGCCTTGCGGATTCACGTCGAAAAGCCTTCAGCTTACCAAAGAGCTGAACGAAGTCACAATTCCAGATTGCGATGACCCTGACGCGGTTGCGTGGGTTGGTCGCGATGCCGCCTCGCTGTCTGCGCAGGTATCTGGCGAGGGAGTTTTGGCTGAGGAAAGTATCGATGTCTGGCTCGATGCGCAGAATAGCGTCGATTCCGTTCCTATCAAGATCGTCCTCACGTTTCCGGCGAAGGTCATCACTTGGACCGGCTTGGCGCATGTGAGCGACCTCACGGTCACAGGCGAACTTGGCCAGCGCGTCACCATGAACGTCACCATCCAGTCGGATGGGGAGCTTGTTCGCGTCTCGACCCCCACGGGCTCGTGAGCATTCGGTGCGCCATCAACACAATCTACAGTTTAGTACAATATAGGAGAATACAATCTTGAACATTCATCACATCCGTGCAGACCGCGCAAATTATGTCAATGAGGCCCGTGCAGCACTTGAGGCTGGCGACAACGCGAAGTTTGATTCCGTCTCGAAGGAAATCGGCCGTCTCGATGAGACTCTGGCACGGGAAGAACGCATGCAGGCATTCGACGCCGCTGCTAGCCAGCACGTTGCCCGTGACTCCGTTGGCGGGCAGGTGGGCAATTATTCGCTTCGATCCGCCCTCGAAAACGCTGCTGTCGTCGCTGGCGGTGGCCGGGCGGATGGCTTGGAAGCAGAAATTTCGCAGGAGCTGGCACGTAACGCGCCATCGACACGTGGAATGCGGGTGCCCCTCGATCTAATCCTTGCTACGGGGATTGAACAGCGTGACCAGACCACTACGTCGGCTGCCGCTGCCCTCAGCTCCAAGTTCGGCCCGCTCATCAACCGCCTGAAGCCGCAGAGCAAGGTAATCGGCCTTGGTGCCACGGTCGTCCAGAGCGAAGGCTACGCGCCTCTCGAATTTCCTCGACACCTGACTGGTTCCGCTGCTCAGTTTGTTGCTGAAGGCTCTTCGGTAACGGCAAGCGATCCGACTTGGAATCAGCTTGTTTTGGCACCTACCCAGATCTCGGCCCAGACCGTCATGAGCCGTCAGTTTCTCAAGACCAACAGCATTAACGCCGACCAGATCATTCAGGCTGACCTCAACTACGCGGTCAGCAATCTTCTGGACTCAGCCGCGCTTAATGGCACGGGTGTTGCGCCTATCCCGACTGGGATCTGGACGGAAGTTGCTGCTACCACGGCTTCCGCTGCGATCTCTGACACGGCTAGCGATCTGATCAGCGCTATCGAGCTGGCGGACAATGGTACCGGTGCGTTCCTGCTCACATCGAAGCTGGCTGGCGTCCTGCGCAAGATCAAGGACACTACGGGCCGCGCTATTGGCATCTCCGAGATTCTTCATGGGTACAACTTTGCGGACACGAACCAAGTCCCGGCTGCTTCTCGCATCACATATGGCGTGTGGTCTGATTTGATCATTGCACTCTGGGGTAGTGCCGATATTATTGTTAACCCGTATAAGTTTAGCAGCACCGGGGCCGTTGAGGTCACCGCGTGGCTGTCCGCACAAGTGGGTACCAAACATGGTGCGAAGAGCTTTTCTTGGGCTGACGTCTCGGGCTCGTAATCGGCAAGCGGAAAAGGAATCGAGAGGGGCCTTCGGGTCCCTTTCTTCCCTCTGGAATAGGAGATTCATTTGACTATTGAAAATATTGAAAAGCGGCTTGCCGTCAGCACTTTCAGCGAAGTTACGGGACGCCAACTTAGCGGCTACGTAGTGCTTTGGGGCGTTGAGGCGAACATTGGCGGGCAGTTTACAGAAGTCTTCGAGCGTGGCGCTTTCGCCGATTCACTGGCTGACAGAACAGGTTTGCGTGAGGTGCTTATTTTGGCCAACCACGATCCTGAAGCCTTGCTTGGGCGGGTTGGTGTCAACGCTTCCTTGGTAGAGGATAGCCGGGGCCTTAAAGCGACCGTCGAACTTCCTAGCACGGGAGCGGCAAACGATATTCGCGAACTGGCGTCTAAGGGCCTTCTCGGCGGTTGGTCAATCGGGTTCGCCGTGCCACCGGGTGGTGACACTTGGGATGGAAATAAGCGCACGATCCGCAAGGCCATCGCGATTGAGGCGTCTGCGATTAGTAGCCACGCAGCTTACGAAGAGACGAAAAGCACGGTTAGCATTCGCTCGCTCCACGCCAATGCGGAACGGGACATGCGCCGCGCTCTTTATCTAGCCGTCCTCGGAGGAGCGCACTAATGGGCATTCTGTCAAAAATCACCCTGGGCGTATTTGGACAAAAGCAGGTCGAGAAACGGGACGCTGCGCCTCAACTGGTCAGTGATCCTAACTTCTCCATCTTCGGGACAATCGCAAACCCCTCGAATGAGGCCAGTAAACTCGCGACGGCAAGTCGGGCTATTTCGCTTCTAAGCGGCGCTTATGCATCGAGCGACGTAACGCTATTTACCACGAAGAGCGGCAGCCCCGTGGCAAACGCTACGCATCCTCTCCACGATATTATGCTAAACGGGACGTCCGAACTGTCTGCCTACGAGCTGAAATATGCTCTGATGGAAGATCTAGTTCAGCATGGCGAGGCCTACGCTCACGTCGAGTTTGACCAGAACGGCAAGCTCACGAATCTCACGCCGAAGCGTTGGGCCAACATGAACGTCGAATTTCTTGGTAATGGCAGGGCCGTCTATCGTTGGTCAGACCCGCTTCGGAATTTCAATCAGACCGTATATTCGCAGTCTGAAATCTTGCACGTCAAGCACCGTCCGTTGAACTCTCGCGGTCGTAGCCCGATCCAGCTTGCCGCCCTTTCGATGGGAATTGCGGTGGATGTTGAAATGGCAACGGCGGCTAATGCCCGTCGCGGCTTCTCCGCTGGCGGCCTTCTGAGTGCCCCCGGCGCAATCGGCGACGATACCGCTGCCCGGCTCAAGAAGTCCCTCGAAGACGACTACAGCGGCCCGGACGCGGCCGGTAAGATCATCGTGGCGGGTGATGGTCTCGCGCTCACGAAATTCAGCCTGTCGAACAAGGATGCAGAGCTTATCGAGCACCGTAAGTTCAATTCCTACACCGTGGCTCAAGCTTATGGCCTACCCCCGGAATCCGTGGGGCTTCCATTTTTTGGGTCGTGGGGCTCTGCTCAGGCTTCCAATCAGCAGCTCGTGAGCCATGGCTTGGAACATTGGTCGCAGCTCTTGAATCAGTCGATTGTCGCCTTTGTCATGTCGCAGCGGGAACGACGTCAAAACTACTTGGCTAGTGATTTCAGCGCTTACACGCGCGGGACACTTCAGGATGTAGCGGCGGCCTATTCGAGCCTGACATCGTCGGGCGTCATGACGGTCAATGAAGCTCGTAGCGTGTTCGACCTACCCGCCAAGACCGGAGGCGACGAACTACGCGTACCCCTTAACACGGCTGCGATTGCGGCTGGCAATCAGGGGGCGACGGCATGAGCGATCTAGAGATCAACCTGACCTACTTCAAGCTCGCGCAATCACGGCGCGGTGACGTGAAGGCGCGCTTCAGTGTGGAATTCCCCCAGCTTGCCTTAGAAATCCGTGGCTGGGAATTGCTTGAGCTTGGCGGGCAGTTGGTTGTCAATCCTCCCCGTTCAGCAACGTATGAGGGCAGCACAATCACGGCTGTTGTGCTTCGTCCGGGTGAGCTACGGGATTACGTCCTCGCTGAGGCTATCGCGCTCTATGAGAGGGAGTATGCGGATGCCTGATTCTATCGACCTTATCACCCTTGAGGCTGCCAAGCGCCGGCTGCGCATTCTTCACGACGACGAGGACGAGTCCATTCTGGATATGGTGACGGAAGCATCAGCCGCTATCCGTGATTACGTCAAGCTGTCGGATGAGGAGTGGCAAGTGCTTTCGGACATCCAGCAGCACACGGCCCGCCTTGCCTGCCTCAATCTCTTGAAGTGGCTCTATAATGATCGGGATGGTTCTCTGGGCGTGAAGGTCGCAAGCGGATACCTACCCGAGAGCGTGACCATGAGCTTGCATAGGCTTCGAACGCCTGCAATCGCTTAGCGCCAAGAATGATAGACCCGGCCTCACCAGCCGGGTTTTTCTTTGGGATCATGTTCCATGCGCCATTCATGTTCCACGGAACTGCCGGTAACCTAAGGAAAAGCCTGTAAATTAAGGAAATATGCGGCAACGCCATGGCGCATGAATTTCACCGTAACCTCAAAGCTAAATCATTGATAAGCTTGAAGATTATTGGTGAGAGCGTCGGGGTTCGAACCCGAGACCTACTGATTAAAAGTCAGTTGCTCTACCAGCTGAGCTACGCTCTCCCCGTCCGCGGGTGATTGGCACCCCGGCTGGAAGTGCGCGGAACATATGCAGGCGCCCTATTGCGGTCAACCCATAAAATCGCCGTTGCGGCATCGCAAAATGCTTTTCCGCAGGTTGAGGTCGCAAAATCCGTCGGCATTGCCGACGGAAACGCCGGGATCGGCTGAAAACCGAGCCTTCACAGAGCCGGAAAATATGTTGTCGATAGATGAATTAGCTCAGGCATGGCGGACCAATTGTAGCAATAACCGTCGATAATGGGGGTGGCGATGGCCGCGCGCCATCCCGCGCGTGCAATTGTTTGCCGTACGAATCGCTTTTGGTGTATATCAGCATTTGTGAACAACCCACCGAGTCTCAGGAGGACCTTATGGAAGTCGGTTGGATTGCAGCTATTATTATTGGTGGCCTTGCCGGCTGGTTCGCTGAAATGATCATGAAGAGCGATACCGGCATAATCATGAACATCGTCCTCGGCATTGTAGGTGCGCTCGTTGCCAGTTGGCTTTTCGGGATTGTGGGCCTCTCGCTGCCCTTCAACGCCTTGATCAACTATCTGATCACCGGCTTTATCGGTGCCTGCATCCTGATCTTCATCGGTCGACTGATCAGGCGATAG